CCCATCGTAGCCAAACACCCTACCACTGGTTGTGGTTTGGCGCTCTTGTACGGTGGGACCCATTGGCGGGAGTGGAGTTGGTTGGACCTCCCAGTCTCTTATCGGGGCAGAAACTATACCATGCGCTTTCTCCTCAATTCCAAGTGCGGCAATTTCAATTTGTCTCTCAAGTGAAGGTCCCAGTACCTGGTTTGGTAACAAACCAGGGGTTTGTACTGGAACCCTCACTCTTCGTAGAGGCAAATTGGAAACCGGAATGTGGAAACGGACATCTTGTTTAGAGATGTCCGGCTTCACAGTACGGTGCTTACCTTGGAAGAAAGAAGAAAGAACACGGTTCCGAGGGAAGGGTAACTTGTCCTCCTCCCGGACGAATACAGAAGTGCTGGTTATCCTCTGAAGTCTACCGAATGCCGCCTTGAAAGAGGCGTAGGGTTTCTTAGGCCCTACGTTCAATTTCTTGGTTGCATTCCTCAACAGAGGAGGACAACCGGACAGAGAGAGGACCAATGATCTTGTAGATCCAGGAACCCTCCTCCATAGTGCTAAAGAGGCACTACGGAGGAGCTCATCCTGGAGGTACTCCTTCAAAGGTCTTCCGACTCCATCTGTATTCAACCGGGAGGGATCCAAGAAATCCAACCCATCGGCCAAATTTGCAGCGCCTCCCTTAAACAGGCGGGTTCCTAGGAGCCTGCCTGGGAGAGAGAGACGCCCCAGAACTCGTGTGATACTATAAAGCCAATCCCGATGCTTCGCGGGATTCAGTGGGGCGGGCCCCAAGCCAAGATGAGTTCCATACGGCTGGATTGCCGTAGGGAACTCGTCTCGGGGTAACCGTCCATGAATCCAACGAAGTACCAGGGAATGGACCCAAGCGGGCTCTGCCCCTCGAGAAACTAAGTCTTGTGCTAATGGCTTTAGCACCTGACGAAGTTCCTTGAGGTTCAGAGGTCTTGCCCGAGTGGGATCATTCCCAATTTGTGAATTGGCCCAAAGTATCAAAGACCTGTGTCGGGGAGGAACTGTACGCAGTCTTGTTGGAAGCCCAATCCCCCCAAGTTCTTGAGGAAGATACGGAGAGAATCCCCAACGGAACCATTTTCGTATAGACCGACCGTGAAATCCCTTGAAGATTCGGTTAATGAGACCGAACCTCCTTGGGAAGAAACGGAAGGCCTGTGCGAAAATATCCGCGGGGTTTCCCAACGCATCGCCCAAAAGAAATGAAAGGGGACAAACTTCCATACAGCGTGTCCAAGACCGAGGCTGGCCAGTTAGCCACATCTCGCAATAGATTCCTTTGTTGATCTGACGCGACCCAATCCGTTGGTTTGCGGACAGAGTCTTGTCAGCAAAGTAATCTTTTACAGGATGTACTTTACCACCAGTCCCAGTAATGAACACGTCGTAGCGGTCACTTTCGGGTTTGTTAAAACTTGCGATGATATCATCACCACAAATTTTAACAGACCTTTTCGCGATCGCCCAAGCCTGTTTAAGGCTTCTCCCTCCAACCCGTAGCGCGTACACGACGGCACAAAGGTTAACAAAGCACAATATTGCCCATGTCATAGGCTCTCCCATAAGGATCCCATTTGTTGATAGGTACCCATCTCGATGCAATTCTTTTGTCCCCAAACCACGGGGGTAAGAGATTGGATCGAGGTGGTGCGCACTACCCATAATGTAATCCTTAGGGGGGAGTTTGTCGTAAAGACGATTGGGAAGTCCGTGACTCCAGTAACCAACTGGAGGAACGTCCAAACCAGTCGTCTCCAAGACATGATAGGGGCCGTAAAATGCCCTAATAACCCTTGCGTCGTCTTCAGTCACTCCCAACCATGACAGGAGGTAATCGAGGATGAAACCAACGGACTCGAAGCCCAAGTTGTCCGTGGCCTCCTTGAGATCAACAGATCTCAAGGAGCACCCCG